ATCTTGCTGTAGTCCCACATGGAGAAATCAACGGTCATCTTGCAGTCTTGCTGCCAGACCCAGCCATTGACGATCAAATCAGTGCAGTAATCAATGCGGCCCAGCTTGGGCTTCTGCTCTGGCTTGGGGAGTGTGATTTCGGAAATTGCGGACACAGTGGCCTCCATCGGTTGATGGAAACCACCCTATAAGCAAACTTATGCACTGTCAATAAGAAAACTTATAGACAGGCAAAATAAATTGCCCGCCTTATAATCAGGCTTATTTTTCAGCTAATTGATTCGGATTAGGAAATGAAAATGTATTTGATTGCCATAAAAAGGATGGCAGCGGCCAGAAAGCCTGTGTTCATGCTGATTGTCTTAAGATAGCTAGTTTGCATCTTCTGGTGCGCCTCTATGGCTGCAAGCAAATTTTTCGCCTCAAAGGCTTCGTGCCATATTTGTTTTAAATGTTCTTCTGGTGACCTGTCTCTATCAAGCCATTTTTGAATACGGTCATAAGCATCGGCGTCCCTAATCGGATCAATCATGGCTACCCAATCTTACCGCGCTTGCGCACCAGCTTCAATGTGCTGTTTAAATTGTCTATGACTTCTTTTTGATCTTCTGGTGGCAATCCGCGTATCTGTCTAACCAGGTCATCAATGTCTTGAGGCAGCTCATTGGGCATGGACGGGATGCGTGGGTCCAAATCGCGCACATGGACGCCTAGCGCTTGTGCCAGCCTGAAAATGTGTTTTGAGGTGTCACTCTCCCCAGCCTCAATATGCGAAATAGTGGGCTGTTGCACGCCGATCAGCTTGGCCAATCGCGATTGAGACAGTCCGGCCTTTTCCCGAAAGGCCTTAACCCGTGCGCCGAAATCCATGACCAGATTTTACCATGCACAAATTTTAGTTGCCCTATAAGTTTCCTTATTGACATTGCCATAACTTTGCTTATGGTATGCTGCATGGACCACATCGATCATATCAAAAAGGCCATGGAGATTTGCGGCGGTACGCAGCAGGCCTTGGCTGACAAGGCCGGTCTTACTCAACCCGGTGTGCGCTGGCTTTTGCATGGCGGCGGAAAAGTTTCTCCAGAGACTGCAATCAGGATTGAGGAAGCAACAGGCGGTCAAGTCACGCGCCAGCAGCTTTGCCCTCACATTTTCGGAGCCGCCGCATGACCCTCACCCCATCCCAAGCCGCTAATATCGTCACCCTGAAAATTCAGGGCAAGACAGCCCAGCAGGCTGCAAATGAAATCGGCTGCGAATTGTGGCGCGTGCATTTGATCTGGACAGCCATTCGCGTTCCTGAATTCACGCCGGAAAAGCAGGCTGAAATCCGTTCTTGGGCAGAACTGGAAGTGGCGGAGGGCAAGTAACGCCATGTCCAACGCAACGCACATAGCCAGCAAAGGCGGGGCATCCCTTGCTGGCCATGGCAACGCGCTGCTGGCGGCGTCAACGCGCTTTCAGTTTTTCCATCAGTTCACTGACAACTTTTCCAATCGGTTCAAAGGCTCCCTCCGAGGAGGCCTGACGGGCGCTGCCGCTGTTTCCTCCCCGGCCACGGCGCGTCCGTCTCAGTTTTTCAAAGTCGTAAATCTCGCACATCTGGCTTGCCTCTCTGTATTCCGTTCGTCCTGCAAGACCGAACGTAACAAAGAGGTTTTCCAGAATGTTGGAAAAAGTTTCCATGGCCGCCCTCGCTGAAAAACTGAACGCGATTGGCGGCAACGGTAAGTTGCTTGAGCGTGAGTGGCGCATTCGTTCGCGCCTGAACTGGCACACCAAGGCCCGGTCATCCATTCGTCACATGCTCTACGGCGAACGGCAGCCCAGCCTGGACGAGGCCAAGCAAATTGAAATCGCGCATCTGAAATATTGCGCGGAACAGATCGAGGCCCACCGTGCAGAAAACGCAAAACTATTCGACAGCCTGCGCCGGTCTCTGGACGCGATGCAAAAGACGGACCCTGAGTTTTTTGTCACTCAGGTTCAAGCGGTACGGGAGATCATGCATCGACTTGGGGGCAACACTGATCCTGATCGGACACAGGATTGAGCCATGAAAGTTGACACCAGCATTCCGCCGGAACTCTACGGCCTGCTTTTGGCAGATGCCAAATCGCGCGGCATCAGTTTGAGCCGGGTGATTGCCGAGGCCTGCGCAGAAAAGCACGGCGCATCGCTCAAGCCGTTGCCAGCCTCACCACACATTCCAAACCACATTCCAGAGGGGATTGCACTGTGATTGACCTGGTTGAAATCCAGCGCGGCGGCGCACAGCAGATTGATGACATTGATGGTCAGATCGAAAAGCTGCAAGCCGACAAGAAGGCGGTTTACGACGCCATGAAAGAGGACTTGCCACCCAACGTCAACAAGGCGTGGCGGGCCGCTGTGAAGCTGCGCCAGAAGCGCCGCGACAGCCTCAAGCGCATTGAAATGGAAGATCATGACGCGCTTGTCTGGGACATCCTGCAAGCCCTCGAAGCGCCTGTTATCAGGGGCAAAAAGAAATCTGGCACGGAAGTTGCTACGCGCATAGGCGCGGGCGCGGAAAACTCCCCTGCTGAAATCACCACCGATCAACAGCCAAGCGTTACCACACCCGCGCTAGCTGTTGCGGCGGAAGGTCTGCCCCCCACGCCTTCCGCCACCCCATTCATCGCTGACGCTCCATCGAAAGGCCCCGGCGGGGGTCTTACTGACGAAACGGGCAATCTGGAGTCAGCGATGATCGCTTCAAGCGATACGTATTTGACCAGTAAATTGCCCGGTCCCGCCGATCCCATTGAACCTCAGGAACTGCCCGCATCAGTCCCTGATCAGGCGGCAGTTATGACCGGAGGTGTCCGACACAGCGCCGAACCAGAAATGACTGCCGCCGAAAATTACAACAATCTTGAACTGCCGCCGTTTCTTAACCGTGCGGCCATGGTGGAGGCAATAGCATGACGCAAGATGAGTTCTACAGCGAGGTGAAGGAGAAACTTTCGGTTTTTCTTGATGGGGACGCTCTGGAAACTGCAACTGAAATAGTTGGCAAGATTGCCGTCTCTTTTGCGCAAGATGAGGCTAACGAACAGTCTGAAACCTCTTTTGAGGATGGCGAGACCCACGGTTACTCAAAAGGATGGGAGGCTTGCGAGAATGAATTGGGCGGCAGGCGCGAAGATTTCGAGCGCGCCATCAACCTGATCACATCAGACCCTCAATCAGCCTCCGTCTATTTCCACCGCGCCACTGGCAAGCATCTTTTCGAGGTTCAACCATGCCTTCTGTAACCGTTTCCGCAGATCACCTGCAGCGCGCCATGAACGCCGCCAAGTCCATCGTGATTGGCCGCACTGACAACCAGCTCCTGCAATGCGTGGCGATCAAGGCCAGCGGCAATGTATTGCGGCTTGAGGCGACCGACCTCACGCACGGCATCATCGCGTCCATTCCATGCGAGGGGCAGGGCGAGTGGGCCTTGAGCTTTGACCGTCTCAGGGGCTTTGTCGATGCCGTCAAGAAAGGTGCCGTGATCACCATTTCCGGAGATCACACGGCGACACTTCGAGGCGGCCCGGTAACGGCGCGGATTCTCAGTTTGAGACACTCCGATTTCCCTGAAATGCCAAAATCGGCGGCCTTGTCCGACGGGCCGCAATGGAGCGCGCCAGTATTTGCCGGGTTGTTTGCCCGCGTGGCATCGGCCTGCGAAGAGCGGGCAGGCATGTCCTATAGCCGCGCGGTTCACGTCAAGGCCAGCGGCTGCAATGGTGTGATGACGGGCGTTTCCGGCTTCGTGCTGGCCAGACAGGATTTCGTGACCGAGGCACCATGCGAAATCGATCTGATGATCGACAAGGATTGCGCGTCTATTTTTTCGTCACTGTTTGGTGCTGGGCCAGTTTGGCTTGGCCAGGATGGCGGGTTGCTGTGGGTGAGAAATGACGCTCTCTCGTATTACACAAAAACGCTCGATATGCGCCACCCCCGTTCATTCAATGACCTTGAGGCCACCAAGCAGAACGTCACTACCGTTGATGCCGCCAGCCTGATGTCTGCCATCAAGTCCGCACAAGCCATTACCGGCGGCAAAGAACGCAAGATCATCGTCAACATTTCCGACATCGGCAATTTCGTGGCTGGCATTGACGGCACCGAAACCCTGTGCGTGCCGTTCGATTGCGAAGGCGACGGCACGATGTGCGAAATGATGAACGCCGATCACCTCCGGGCCTTCATTGCCTCCAATGGCAGCGACACCATCCAGATGACATTCTGCGAAGGCACCGAGAAAATTCCGCAGCGGCATTTGCAGTCATGGCGTGATGGCTATCTGGCCTTCGTGATGCCCATGCTGTCGAACGCCTCCGAAATCCAGCCCGCCATTGACGCCTTCACATCGGGCAAGATCGAGAGCGTGGCCGCATGAGTTACGCCTCGACATTTTTTGACATTCCGGCGCCCGTGCAAAAACTGTCTGGCGACCGGGACGGCGAAACCTTCAACCGCAAGCGCGATCTGGTGCGGCTCAATGAGCAGCAGCTTCGCATCTATGACGTGATGAAAGACGGCCGCTGGCACACCTTGCGCGATGTCTCGGATGCAACGGGTGATCCCGAAACCAGTGTTTCGGCCCGCTTGCGTGACCTGCGCAAGCCCAAGTTTGGCGGCTTCACCGTCGAGCGTGAGCATGTCATCGGCGGGCTTTGGCGTTACCGCATGGTGATGCCATGATGGATGACCGCTATGCCGCGTTTCTGGCGCGCAAGGCCCCGCGCGCCGATGCCATCGGGTTTGAACCCGGCGACATGCCGTCTCACCTGTTTGACTTTCAGGCCGAATGCACATCGGCGGCAATCCGCATGGGCAGGGCAGGGCTCTATCTCGACACCGGGCTTGGCAAGACGCGCTGCGAACTGGAATGGTCATGGCAATGCCTGCAGCAGGGCAACGGCAAGGCGCTTATTCTGACGCCGCTTGCCGTGGCCAAGCAGATTGAGCGCGAAGGGCAGGCCCTTGGTTACGATTGCCGCGTCATCCGTGATCAATCGGAAGCCAAGGCCGGGATCAATATCTGCAACTATGACAGGCTGGACAAGCTGGAACCGGACGCCTTTGACGCCGTGGCGCTGGATGAAAGCAGCATCGTCAAGAATTTCGGCGGCAAGGTTGCCGAGGGACTGATTGCGGCCTTTGCCGGGCATCGCTTCCGGCTGTCCGCCACGGCCACGCCAGCACCCAATGATCACATGGAACTTGGCCAGCAGGCATCATTTCTCGGCATCATGCCAGCCAATGAAATGCTGATGCGATGGTTCATCAATGACACCAAGGAAGCGTCACAGAAATGGCGGCTCAAAGGCCATGCCCAGGATGATTTCTGGGACTGGATGGCCTCATGGTCCCGCATGGCGCAAAACCCGGAGGATTTGGGCTTTGACGGCTCGCGCTATGTGTTGCCGCCACTTGAGGTGGTGAAACATCGCGCCGTCGGCGGCATGGTTGCCCTTGACGGCGGCTTGCTGTCCAGCCGGGTCAGCGCCACCAACATGCACGAGATCAAGCGCCAGACGGCAGGTGCGCGCGCCGATGTGATGGCGACGGTCAGCGATGATGATCAGCCGTTCATCTGCTGGTGTGACACCGATTATGAAGCCGATGCCCTTAAAGACCGGATGCCGGATGCCGTCGAGGTGCGCGGCTCCATGTCGATTGAGCGCAAAGAGGAAAACCTTGAAGCCTTTTCGCTGGGACAAGTGCGCCGCATCATCACCAAGCCCAGCGTGGCAGGCTTTGGCCTGAACTGGCAGCATTGCGCCAATATGGGCTTTGCTGGGCGCACGTTTAGCTATGAGGCCTGGTATCAGGCGGTCCGCCGCTCGTGGCGGTTTGGCCAGGCCCGGCCCGTCACGGCGCATATTGCCGTGGCCGATGGCGAAGATCAGATCGGCGACGTGATTGACCGCAAGGCCACTGATCACGCCAAGATGAAGGCCGCCATGGTCAAGGCCATGCGCCGCGCCGTCAATCGCGGGGCCGCCCGCAAGATCACATACTCACCAACACACAAGGGGACCGTTCCATCATGGCTGACATCCGCTGCCTGAATCAACGCGAAGGCAAGAATTGGGTTGCGTACAACGGCGATTGCGTTGACGTGGCACGCCAGTTGCCAGACAATTCCATCGGCTTTTCCGTCTACTCGCCGCCCTTTGGCGATCTGTTCATCTATTCGGACAGCGAAGCCGACATGGGCAATTCGTCCAGCGACGGCGAATTCTTCGATCACTACGAATTCCTGATTGAACAGATGGCCCGCATCACCAAGCCGGGACGCCTCACCGCCGTCCATTGCTCCGACTTGCCGTTCCGCAAATGGAAAGACGGCAAGATGGGCATCAAGGATTTCAGCGGCGACATCATCCGCGCCCATGAGCGGCAGGGCTTCACGCTGCATAGCCGCATCACCGTTTGGAAAGACCCTGTAGTTGAAATGACCCGCACCAAGGCGCTGGGCCTGCTCTACAAGCAATTGCAGAAGGACAGCAGCAAGAGCCGGGCCGGGATGCCGGATTATCTGCTGGTGTTCCGCAACGAGGGTGAAAACGAGGATCTGATTGGCCACACGCCGCAGGATTTCCCCGTCTCGCAATGGCAGCAATGGGCCAGCCCGGTGTGGATGGATATCCAGCAAACCAACACGCTCAACGTCAAGGTTGCCCGCGAAGACCGGGATGAGAAACACCTCTGCCCGCTGCAACTGGATTTGATCGAGCGCGCCCTGGTGCTGTGGAGCAATCCCGGCGACGTGGTGCTGTCGCCCTTCCTGGGCATCGGCAGTGAGGGCTACGTGGCCGCCAAGCTGCGCCGCAGGTTCGTGGGCATCGAATTGAAGGAGGCCTACTGGCGGCAGGCCTGCAAGCATCTGGCGGGCATTGAAAGCGAGGGAATGACCATCATGGAGGCGATGAGCGCGGCATGAGCGGGATTTTCGACATTCACGACATCCCGCGCCTGCTGCGGGCCAAGGTTCCATTTGCGGACATCGCCAAGTTGACTGGCGTGCCGTTGCGCGAGGTCTATTTCGAGATCGGCATCATTGCCGACATCGAATATCAGAGATGGGTGGCGACAACATGAGGGATTTCACCAAGGTCTCGCCAACGCTCCATGGCTCGCGCAAATTTCGCAGTCTGGGCCGCGACTACGCCGCGAAGTGTGTCTATCAATACCTACTGTCATGTCCGCATGGCAACTCGGCAGGGTGTTTCGATATCCGCGATGGCTACGCCTGCGATGATCTCGATATGGATGCCGAAGCCTATCGAAAGGCTATGCAGAGGCTTTGTGAAGTGGGGCTGATTTCATTCAATTGGGACACCAGAACGGTTTTTATAGCCAATTGGATGGAATACAACACGCCAACCAACCCAAAGCACGCTGTCGGCATGCTGGCGCAACTTGGCAAGGCTTCCGACTGCGATTTGAAAACCCTTCGCGCACAAGAGCTTATCTCGCAAATCAAGGGCAAGAAATTTGACCGCGAAGCAGCTGTAAGGGCTGCTATCGAAAGCCTATCGAAAGGCTTACAAGAGGGTATCGCCACCGAGACCAGACCAGACCAGAGACCAGAGACCAGAGACCAGACCGAGACTGAGACCAGACCAGACCTAGACTTGCGCGAAGGGGCGCAATCGGCGCTGCGCACCGTCGCTGCCTCAGGGCGCGACGGGCTGACGCCAGACGCATCAAGACTGCTCTCCACCCCACTGATGAAACGGGCAGGTGTGGCATGAACAAGTTGCGCGTGCTTGATCTGTTTTCAGGAATAGGCGGCTTCAGCCTTGGCCTTGAACGCACGGGGGGATTTGAAACCGTTGCCTTCTGCGAGATTGAAGAATTTCCCCGCCGTGTATTGGCGAAACACTGGCCAGAGGTGCCTTGCTATCATGACATTTCAACCGCTGAATTTGGTGAAGCCATGGACGTGGTTACAGCAGGCTTTCCCTGCCAAGATATATCAATTGCAAATCAAAACGCCACCGGACTTTCCGGGGAACGCAGTGGACTGTTCTGGCACATCATACGAACCGTTTGCATGGTGGGACGCCCGCGCCTTTTGCTGGAAAACGTGGCAGAGCTGCTTAAACGGGGGATGGGCAGTATACTCGGGGCGCTGGCCCAGATCGGGTATGACGCGCAATGGCATTGCATACCAGCGAGCGCCGTTGGTGCCAGCCAGGAACGAGATAGGGTCTGGATTATTGCCGACCCTTCCGAAATCCGAGCCACGCGATTGCTCACAAGCGCAGATATTGGCGCGGCTAGACAAGGGCGGCAGGGTGGGCAGGCGGATTTGCTCCACATCGCAAACGCTGCGTTCGAGCGCGGAGATTGTCACGCTGAACCCCTGCTTCGCGGAATGGCTTGCAGGCTTCCCCGAAGGGTGGACAGAGTAGGATCTTGCGGAAACTCGGTTGATCCTGCAATCCCAGAGTTGATTGGCAACGCCATTCTTGCGTCAATTGCCGCTGAAAGCGAGGTTGCATGAGAACCATTGGCAAAGTCACGGCCCGATCCGCTTCTGACCGCACAGAAGATTGGCCTTATTGGATGGTTTGGGATGGAGCATTGAACGTCACCAATCCGGTTGCCGAGGCCGTGTTGCAATCTGACTGGCGCGGAGCTGTTTTCACCAAGCGTGTATCCGCCGAACACCTTGCCGATTGTTGGAACGCATGGTGCGCCGCATGAACCGTCACCTCACCATCATAGGCGGAATAGCCTGGGGCATTGCCGGGACTGTATTGCTGATCTGGCTGGTTTTGAAAGGATTGGGGGTGCTATGATCGCAACCCTCATAGCCCTGCGCAAATCCGGCGCCATGCAATCCCACCACATCCGGGCCGCTGAGTGGGTGCGCGATCTGCCGTATGCCTGCCCCACCATGGCAGCGCTTGAACTGGATTGCGCGGCGATCTGCCGGCACCACCCGACGATCAGGATTGAACTGTTCAAGCTGGTGGTTGACGTATGCAGGCGCGGCAAGGCCTTCGCGGCCACCGACATCAACACCGGATTTCTACGGGAAGCCCTGAATGCGGCGGACCGCCATCGCAAGCGGCAGCTTTGGAGACCGGCGGCATGAGTGAAGATCAGGAAACAATTCGAGAGAGGTTCTACGATATGGCGCGCAGGCAATTCAATGCTCCTGACAAGCCGGCGGAACCCAAGAGGGCCAAACCACAGGATGATGACGATCAAGCCGGGCGACCTACACCGGAGCGCCTTGCAAAGGCTGTGGGCGATGACGGCGAAAGCCTGGTGGAAACGATCAGCGTTGGTGAAAACGTCAACTGGCGGGCTCTACGGTTGAATGACAGCCCGCTTGGCCGTCTGCATTTCCGCAAGAAACCAGCCATCACCGGCGATCAATATGTCGCGGGGTGGCGCTATTACGCCGATGCCTACTATGGCGGCTTCTTGTCCAGCGGTGTTGTTAACCCGGAGAAAGAGCGGGTGGACGGCGGCACCTACAAGGACGTTCCAGACACCGTGCTTGCGGCCCAGACACGTTTCCGCCATGCGGCAAGGGTGCTTGACCGGGATGACAGCCACATCCTCTCAGACGTGGTTCTTTCGGAAATGGAGATAGGCATCTACGCCGACCGCTTCCGGCAATATGCCTTGCCCCGCGAGCGCAGGCTTGTCGCTATTGCCTTCTTGTGCCGTGCCCTGGACAAGCTGGATGCCCACTACAGCCCGCCCCGGCGCGCCATGGGCATCAGGGCCAGCGTGGGTGAGCGACCCGTGATTGCGCCAGACCATGTGGATGACGCCGCGTAGGTCATTGACAATTTGTGCAAATCACTATAGCCGCTTGTATCCAATCCATAGCCGCGCCCAGACACACTGAGGCGCGGTTTTCTATTTCAGGCCATCCACCATGTCAGACCGTCACCAGCGTTCTACATCGGCAGATGCCTATCGTGCATGGTACAAGCTGAAGCTATGGGCAGGTAAGCCCAACGGCCTGCGCTGGCAATGTCTGGTCAAGTCCCTGTTCACATGCCGCCTCTGTGGCTGGCAAGCCCATGCAAGCGAGACACACAAACTGGTTGCCAACCACAAGGCGCCGCACAAGGGCGATTGGCATCTATTCATAGACCCATCCAACCATGAATGCATATGCAAGCCCTGCCATGATAGCGCCGTTCAATCCTACGAGCGCACAGGGCAGATCATAGGCTGCGATGTCTCAGGCAGGCCCCGTGACCCCAGCCATCCATGGCACAGGTAGGGGGAGGGTC